CCTACACCTGCTTATCAACATAGTGCAGTTGAAAGTATTAGTATACAAGCATTGTTTACAGCAAACTATCGTGCAGAAGCAGAATATATTATTGCTATGATGCATTTCTTTAGAACAGCAACTAAAATGTTTTATGGACAAGATCAATTAGCTGGCACACCACCACCAATACTATTTCTTGATGGTTATGGTCCATGGACATTTGATCATATTCCAGTTGTTGTTACAAGTTTTGATTATACGCTGCCTGCTGATGTTGATTATATCAGTTGCACTGTAATGGGTGAACGCCAAAAGGTTCCAACTACACTTAATATAAGTTTAAATCTAACACCAACATACAGCCGTAATAAAGTCAGCAATGAGTTTGGGTTAGAAAACTATAGTAAAGGTTCACTTAAAACCTCTGGTCGTGGACAACGTAGCGGAGGATTTATTTAATGGCTACAACACCACAATATCCACCAGCAAGTTCTTATTATGGCACACCAAGTTTTGATAACAATCAATTTCTTGATTTGTTAAATTATCGTGGTATACCAAAGCTAACCGATGATGTATTATTCACCATACCACCACAATATGAATATCGTCCAGACCTATTAGCATTTGACTTATATGGTGATTCAACATTATGGTGGGTATTTGCTGTGCGTAATCCTAATACATTAGTTGACCCATTATGGAACTTTGCTGCTAATACAGTAATATATTTGCCAAAGAAAGCTACACTACAATCTGCATTGGGTATCTAAATGGCATCATCATTAACCAAAGACCAACAATTAAGTGCTGCAAATGCCCAATATAAGAATTGGCTAAATCAACAGATTGCTGCTAATGGTGGATATTATCCAACCATTGACCAAATTAATTCATACAAAGCTGGTATATTAAACACAGGATTATATCCTAATTTAGATATGGGTGTAGCACCGCCACCATCAGGCAGTGATGTTAATATCGCACCATCACAGTTTTTTATTGTTGGGCAAGGTGGTGATTTACAAGAAGACCGTGGTAGTGGTTTTACAGGACAAGCTATCTTTAGTGCTGGTATAAGTGATAGCACTACATTAAATCAATTTACCGCAGCACAAGATGCATATCAACTTGGATTAGAACAAGTTTATCGCACACAAGGTACAGAATTAGCAAGTCAAGCACAAGCAGCACAGGGTGCATTAGCTGCCGCACAAGCACGTGTTAAAGCATTAGAAGCACAATTAGCCGCAGATAGCGTAGTTGACCCTACACCTTCAAGTAGTTTAGCAGCACAAGCTGCAAGTAGTGCTACTAATCAACGTCTTGGTCAAGAAATATCACCGCAACGTGAAACACAGTTAGATGCAATTAATCAACAATATAATGATTATCGTAGCAGTGGCACAGTAATACAAAATACTGCAAATAATGGCAATCCTGATAGACAAGCACAGTTAGATGCTATTAATGAAACTTATACTGCTGGTAGTAGTAACAGTGGAACTGATGTAACTACACAATTACAACAAATACAACAAGCACAGAAAACACAACCTACTGACGCAGTAGCGGTTAGCAATACCCAAACAGTAAATGCAGCTACACGTGGTGTAAGTGAAGATAGTCCACAGAATGGTGCTGTTACTGCTGATACAGATACACGTGTATACACTGACCAACAAAAAAATGGTATGATGGGTCGTGGACTACCTAATACTGCTGATACAAATACAAATGCCACTACCAATGGTAGTAATAGTGTAAGCATACTTAAAAGTGGTAAAGCATATGGTGAAGGTATAACTGGTGGAACTACAAGCAGTTCAACAACGACTTCTGGAAATGCAAGCAGACCTAATAAGCTGCACAACTATGCAAACTATACCTATAGACTAAGTTTATATGCAATACCACGTGATACGGTAAACAGTATATTTGCAAGCAGCACAACACCAACTAATCAACAGATATTAAACAATAGTGTTTGGATTTGTAGTGATAGTGGTCAAGGTGGTAATCAACGTGATGGTAACTTTCCAGTTGATTTAACAATTGATAATCTTGAATTAGAAACAATAGTAAATGCAAATAATGGTAGAACTCGTGCAACTGATGTTATAAGACTTAAGTTTGATATCATTGAACCATATACAGTAAATTTTCTTGGCAGACTTATGAAACTCAGCGCCAATGTAAATCCAAACGGTAATTGGTCAACAATGTTCTTTGTTATGAAGATTGAATTTATGGGATATACAGATAGTGGTCAACCTGTAGTTCCAAGTAATAGTGGTGATACAATTCCTAACACTACAAAATTCATACCATTTACAATGATTAGCATGAAGTTTAATGTAACGTCAAGTGGTGGCAAATATCATATTGATGCTATTCCAGTTAATGCACTTGCGCTCACTGCACTTGATAATCAAATACCATTTCACGTTGAAGTTAGTGGACAAACTGTAAATGATTTGTTTAATGAAGGTTTACAAAGCACAACTAAATCTACTTCAACTGGTGGACAAGCCAGAGAACAAAATAATGTAACAACATCAAATACGGTTAATGGTAATAATACTACTGTTACCAAAGGACTTGCCATAGCACTTAATAAAAATGAAGAACAAAAGGTAAGTCAAAATACACAAGGCAAACCAAACACATATGCCTTTGACTTTCAAGACAGTTTACCAAGTGCAAAAGTAGTTGATCCAGAAAAATATTTCAAGATACAAGGTGTGCCTGGCGTAAAAGGTAAAAGTCAAGATGAAATTGAAAAAGGCAAAGTAGGTTCACTTGTAGCTGATATAGATAAGGGCGTATTTCGTGCAAATCCTGGCACACGTATAACTGATTTTATAAGCAGCGTATTAAGTGTAAGTGATTACATGACAAATCAATATAAAGAAAACGGAGCTAACAGCAGTGAACCATTAAAAACATGGAAGATTACTCCTGTTGTTAAGTTTAATGATATTGATCCTAAAACAAATTTCTATGCACGTGATATAACTTATGTTGTTCGTGAGTTTTTAACTTATGGTCAGGACGCACCAAACTTTGGTCAAGCACGTGTAGAAAATAATCGTATTGTAAAAACTTACAAATACATTTACAGTGGTAACAATCAAGATGTATTAGATGCGCAAATAGATTTTCAAATGGCGTTCTTTGAATTAAAGAATGGTGTGCCAATGAATTATGTTGATCGTGATGGATTAACACCAGGTGCACCACAACCACAAACAAATAGTCAATCACCATCTACTATTCAACGATTTTTTATGCCACGATACCAATATACAAATGGTCTTGCTAATCGCCAAAACACTGGTCCAACAACTATTGACTTAAAGAGTATTGCTGTTCAAGAACTTATGGAAAAACTTTTTGATAATCGTGGTGATATGATTACATTAGATATTACTATTATTGGCGATCCAGATTGGATCAGTCAAGATTATCCGCTTATGCACCCAAGTGTTGTTGGTAATGATGCTTATTTGCAAAACGGTAGTATTAATTACAGTAACACTGTTTATTTTAATTTTTATTTTGCTACACCTAATACTGATTACAATGATGTTACTGGTATATTTGATGATAAAAATAACTACAGTGAATTCAGTGGTATCTACCAAGTTGTAAGTGTTAAAAGCAATTTTAGTAATGGAAAGTTTACACAGAAACTTACAAACTTCCGTGTACGTAACCAAGAAGAAGTTCAATCATCAGCAATTAGAAAAGATAGTGTAAATCCAAATAGTCCTACTGCAAGTAATAATGCTGGCAATGTACCATTAGAACGTGCTACTAATACTATTACAATACCTGCTGATCCAAGATTAAATCTTGCGGCTGGTACAAATGCACCACAAAATAACAATCAACCAACTTATAACATAACTGATCCACGTGTAGGGATAGCACCTCCATCAAATACTTGGATAGAAGATGCACTACCTGAAGGTAGTGGATATAAAATACCAACCGATATATATTAACGGAGTAATTAATGGCAGATACTTGGTTTACACAACAGGAAACAAGTAAAACAGCACCCAACACAGTTGCTGAACGCAGTGCTGGCAATCGCATTAATCCTGGTCCTTATATCGGTATTGTAAAAAATGTTGTTGATTCTCTTTACAGTGGCAGATTACAAGTTTATATTCCAGAATTAGGTGGCGATGAAAGTGATCCTACCAGTTATAAGAGTATGATGTATGCTACACCATTTTATGGTCGCACGAATATTCAAGACGGTAGCAGTTATGCAGGTAGTCCACATAGTTATGGTATGTGGTTTGTTCCACCTGATGTTGATAATAAAGTTCTTTGTATATTTGCAAATGGTGATCCTGCTAAAGGTTATTGGTTTGCATGTATTCCTGATTGGCCATCATTACATATGTTGCCTGGTTTAGGTGCGCCTGTTGATAAAAGTAATCCTGCACCTGTTGTTGATTATTTTGATAATAAAGATAATCCAAGCAATCTTTCTAATGTAAGACAATTACAAAAATATGTGCACGAAGACCAACAAGCAATCTGGGAAAAACAAGGACTATTACAAGACCCAGATCGTGGACCAGGTCGCAGTAGCGCACAACGTGAAACACCAAGTGCAGTATTTGGTATTTCAACGCCAGGTCGTCCAATATTAGATGATGATCCAAAACTTTATCCTGATAATCTTGGTTTTACAAGTGGTGGCGCAAAACAAAAATCACCTGGTCAATTAAGCGGTGTCATGGGTCGTAAAGGTGGTCATACATTTGTTATGGATGATGGCGACAGTGATGGCGCTAACCAAATGTTTAGACTACGCAGTGCCGCTGGTCATATGATATTAATGAATGATACCAAAGAGTTCATTTATATTATTAATAGTGCTGGCACCAGTTGGATTGAAATGAATAAAGATGGCGCAATAAACATCTATGCACAAAGCCAAATGAACATTACTGCCAAAGAAGGTTTTAGTTTAGAAACTGCTGGCAGTCTTAAGATGAAAGGCAAGACTGTTGATATTGTTGCAGAGAATGGATTGAATATACAAGCTGCTGATATTAATGTTCTGGGAAGTGGTAGCACAAAAATTGCAGGTAAACAAAGTCTACACCTACACAGTAAAAAGAATAGCTATCTTACAGGCGAAAGCTGTATACAAATTAAAGCAGATGGTCATATTGATTTAAAAGGTGCATGTCACACAATTAATACTGCTGATGCAAATAAAGCTACAGAAGCAGGTGAAGCAAAATCACCAGATAAGATGCCTACTAAAGAACCATTTGGTGGTCATAGTGCTGCTGGTAGTAAAACAAGTAGCCCAACATATGGTAGTAATAATAATCAGGTTAAAGGCAGCAGTGGAAAATACGGTGCTACTAAAAACTTTGGTAGTGGAAGTGCACAAGAAAATTACGGCAATCAAACCAATAACGTTGAACCAGTTGTTTATAATGATGGTCCACAAGGTAGTTTACAAGGTCAAGGCAGTGTTTATGGTAGTTATCGTCCAGAAAATTATAATGGTGGTGGTGTAAATTGGACTGCTGTTGGTGCTATTGCAGGTGCTGTCGCTGGTATTGCCTTTGGTGGTGGTAGCAGTTATGATGTAAGTGATAGTAATGCACCACGATTAAGTGTAGGTGAGTCACAAAATAATCCTGGTAATCTACCATATAATGATGGTGATACATTTGCTGTTGGATATAATAATAATCTTGCTGTATATGCAAAACCAGAAGCTGGCATTGCTGCACTTGCATTGGTATTTGATAGTTTAAACACAAGTTCTACTACACGTAGTATTGATATTATTCAAGGTTTCTTAAATGCACAAAGCAATACAGATCCACGTGTTATTGATATGACACGTTATATGCATAATAATCTTGGTATTGTTGCTGATGACTATGTTGCACTATATGATCCTAATACACGCTTGGGTTGGGTTGCATATGCAATACAATATATTCAGGGTAGATTAATTTACACTTATGACCAAGTAGTTGGTGGTTGCGCTATGAGTCTTGGTTTAAGTGTAACAGACTTCTTACAAGGTATTCAACCAATAACTAAACCTTGGCAGAATAATAATGGTTATAATCCACTTAGTGGATTTGTAAATCCTGCACAAAATAATAATATTGTTCGCAATGGTAGTAGTCCATTACAAACAATTGGAAATGCATTGGGTGGTGGAATTATCGGTGGATTAATTGGTAGCTTTATACAAGGTAATCAGCGCAGTAACCAAGCAAATGTGGTCGAGGTTGGTAGTGCAGATGCGGCAAGACGCTATCTTGAAAATAATCCTGATACACCAACTGGCACAGTATTCCGTTACCCTGATGGCAGCACATTTAGTTTAGGTGGTGGTAGTGTTACATATGTTGATGATGGTGGTTACAACGTAACTAATACACAACAATATGGTGGACCAACAAATGAAGCCATTGGTGCTGATGTTAAATTTGAAGGTATTGTTAATGGTGGTACACAAGGCAGTGGTGGCTGTGCTACATTAGCTCAGGTATATGCACCCAACCTTGGACATACAAGCACATGGAGTGGCGGTGATAGTATAACAAATGGTACTGCTCAGCCTGGTGATGTTTATGCAACATTTAGTCCTGATGGAACATACAAAGGACAAAGTGGAGTTAATCATACAATAATCTTTAACAATTACACTTATGACAATAATGGAAACATAACTGGTGCTTATGTTACTGAACAGTATATTGGTCAACCACCGCATACAGCATTTTATAGTGCGTCACGCACTGACAAGTATGAAGTATTCCAAAACTTTAAACGTGTTGAAAGTGGCACAGCACCAAGTGGTGCTAATGTTACTCAAACTCAACAGTATACAAATGTAGCTGGTCAACGTACACAAGATTCTTATGAACAAAGTGGCTTTACACAACCACCACGCCGTGATGATGTAGTTGCTGATACTGCTGAAAGCAGTCGTAATTTAGCAAAAACTAATCCTAAATCACCACAGTATTATGATGCTCCTGAAAATAGTGCAGCAACAGTTCAAACAAACAAAACAGAAAATACATTTGTGGAAAAAGAATATATTGATTTGCAAGAAAAATATAATTATGGTGCTGCAGAGCCAGTGCCGAATACTGATTTTATTCCACAAGGATATGATATTGCACCAAAAGTAGGTAGCTATGATGTTTATGGTGAACGTGATAGTTCAAGTAGCAATTTTATAGTTGCAGATAATTTTGATAGTGCAAGTCAAACTGCAAGATTAAGTGGTGATGGTAATTTAGGTATTGCCGCACCTGAACCTGCAAGTGGAGACTTGTTGATTAATAAAAATCTTGGCTTGCAAGCACCAGATGCCGCAGATGCACCACTTGCCATAACAAATGAAGTTGTTTATGATGCAAGAACAGGTGAAGTTGTTCAAATTGGTAGTAGCAAAACAGCAGTCAATCCAACATTTGCACCTGATGTGGCTGCAACAAATGGTGTAAGACCAGAGTATGATCCAACAACTGGAAAATTAATCAATCAACCAATCACAGGTGCTAATAAAGCACCAGGCACTGGTGGTCAAAGTGGTGGACAAAAAACACCACAAGGAAGTTCACAAACAGGAGCAGGTGGTAAGTCCTGTTAAATAATATCATGACACTATACAAAGGTTACAGCACAGTTAATAGAGACTTTGGTCCCTTCGCAATAAGTGATAATGATCTTATTATTCAAGACCTACTAAACCACCTAAACATACGTAAAGGTGAAAAGCTACACAATCCAAATTTTGGTAGTATTATATGGTCACGATTGTTTGACCCACTTACAACTGCTTTAAAAAATGAAATCAAAGCAGACTTGGATAGAATTATAAGTTATGACCCAAGATTTACTGTTGTAAGTGATACTTTGGTTCAAGAAAGTCCTGATGGTCATGGTTTGGTATTAAGTTTTAGCTTACAATTTAGTGGCGGAAATAAGATTGTAGACCTTAGTTTATTATTTGAAAAAAATACCAATAAACTTTACGTGTTATAATAGTAGCATATTATTTTTAAAATAAATACCAAGAGGTTATACAATGGCTACTAATACTCGTCAAACTAATATTTTTGCTGCTGAAGATTGGAAAAAAGTTTATACAACTTTTAGTAATGCTGATTTTCAAAGCTATGACTTTGAAACACTTCGTAAAGTATTAGTAGATTACATTAAGACTTATTATGCAGAAGATTTTAATGATTTTATTGAAAGCAGTGAGTATGTAGCTCTATTAGATTTAATTGCATTTATGGGACAAAGTGTAGCTTTCCGCACCGATTTAAATGCACGTGAAAATTTTCTTGAAACTGCAGAACGCCGTGATAGCGTCCTGAAACTAGCAAAACAACTTAATTATATTCCTAATCGTAATCGTGCTGCTAACGGTTTGTTAAAGATCAAGTCAGTAAACACAACTGAAAATATTTTTGATGTTAATGGCAGCAATTTGAGTCGTGTAACGGTTAATTGGAATGACGCAAACAATGCAAGTTGGGTAAGTCAGTGGACACAAATTATGAATGCTGCCATTACCAAATCTACAAAGATTGGTAAACCATATGCAAGTAAGACAATTAACAATATTCGCACTGAACAATATAATATTGCTGTCCCAAATACTATTTTACCAATCTTTGCTTTTAATAGCACAGTAAATGATGTTTCAACTAATTTTGAAATTGTAAGTGCAAATATTTTAAACACAGATACTATAAGTGAATACGAGCCAGGTAGCCGTGGTCAGTTTGGTTTTATCTATCAAAATGATAGTCGTGGTAATGCGTCAACAAATACAGGTTACTTTTTATACTTCAAACAAGGCAGCTTGAATAGCACTGATTTCTTAATTACTGAAAAAATTTCTAATCGTGTGATTGATATAAACACAGCAAATATTAATAACAGTGATATTTGGATGTATGAAATCACGAATGGTGCTATTGGTGAAGGTTGGACACAGGTGCCTGCTACAAGTAGTAGCAGTGCAATTTATAATTCAACTGCACGTGGTATTCGCACATTGTATAGTGTTAACACACGTATCAATGACCAAATCTCTTTGGTGTTTGGTGATGGTAGTTTTGCCGATATTCCAATTGGTAATTATCGTGTTTATTATCGTGTTAGCAATGGTCTTACATATCGTATTACACCAAATGATTTAAGCAATGTAACAGTTGCTGTTCCTTACATTAGTGCAAGTGGTAAACCAGAAACATTAACAATAACTGCAAGTTTACAGTATACTGTAAGCAATTCATCTCGACGTGATTTAACAAATGAAATTAAGATTAAAGCACCACAAGCATATTATTCACAGAATCGTATGGTAAACGGTGAAGATTATAATACTTTCCCATATACAAGTTACAGTGATATTGTTAAAGTAAAAAGTGTGAACCGTTATGCAAGTGGTGTAAGTCGTGGATTGGATATTACTGACCCAACTGGCAAATATACTTCAACTGATCTTTATGCACGTGATGGTGCGCTATATAAAAATCAGTATAACCAATTATTAACATTTACTTACAATAGTCGTAATGATGTAATTAATGCAATCAATACCCAAATCTTGCCAATTGTCCAAGATTTTCCAATGCGTCATTTTTATTTTGAAAATTATACGCCAATTGATTTTGCTACTTTGCAACCAACAAAATGGACACGCAGCACAGATGATACCACAAGTTCAACAGGTTTCTTTTATGATCCTGCTGATACAACAAAAACACCAGTTCAAATTGGTAATAGCACAACAACATATCGTAAGTTTTTACAAGTTGGAAGTTTAATTAAATTTACTGCACCAAGTGGTTATTACTTTGATGCAACTAATACTCTTGTCTTAGGAACACCAAGTTTACGTAGCGATAGAACCTATATTTGGGCAAGTATACAAAGTATTACGGGCAGTGGTGCAGTAACCGTATTAGTTGCAGGTCGTAATATTGGCGCAGTCACTATCAGTGAAAGTATACCAAGCGGTGCACAAATTACAGCAGTTTATACACCATTTACAACTAATTTTCAGTATACAACAATTAATACAATGGTCAATTATGTTCTTAATAAAACAGAATTTGCACTAATTTATGATTACAATAAAACTGCTGGTGTAAATGACCCATGGACTATTATTCCTATTACCAATGTTAATCAAACAGGTAATTTTAATTTAGGCACACAATATAGCGCAAGTGATAGCAGTTGGTTATTCTTGTTTACAACTGATAGTGTAAAATATACTGTAAAATATCGTCAGCTTGACTTTGTATTCGGTAGTCAAAGCCAAGTAGCATTTATTAATACTAACCCACAAATTGTTTATGATGCAACAACCAATACACGTGTGCGTGATAATATTCGTCTTACAACTGTAAACAGTGGTGTTACAAAAGATGTAAGCATGAATGTCTATAAAAACTTTACAACAAGCGATGGTTACAGTGATACGAGTCGTGTTTATGTAACTTATCCTATAAGCAATACAAATCAATTACCAACTGATCCAAGTATATTCAGTGAAGCAACTGCTGGCACACCTATTTTACTTTTCTATGAAAAATACAATGATGCAGATAATCTTGTGCGATATAGATTGTTATCAACAGGAACAGTAATTGCAACATTTAGCACATACAGTGATATAAATTTTGTTCGTAACAGTTATCCTACAGGCACAGTATTCTATGCATTAACTGATCAACTTTTCTATAGAATTGATATAACAGATACAGTTACATTTCTTACAGATGTAAGCAGCAGTTACTTGGCATTTTATGGTCGCCAAGATTTAATATTTGAATATGAGCACAATGCAGAAAATACTCGTCGTCTTGATCCTGCTGCAACTAATTTAATTGACACATATCTTTTAACACGTAGCTATGACGAAAGTTATCGTAACTATGTTTATGATAATACAAATACTGTAGCGAGACCTGCTGATTTAGATACTGTTCAGCTTAATAACAGTTACAGTGGATTGTTTAATTATAAAATGATAAGTGATGAAATGATTCTAAATGCTGGTGTTTATAAACTATTGTTTGGTAGCAAGGCTGACGTTCAGTTACGTGCCAATTTCCAAGTAGTTAAAAACAGTAGCACTACATTAAGTGATACAGAAATTAAAACACGTGTAATAGATGAGATTAACCAATATTTTAGTTTAGATAATTGGGACTTTGGTGATACTTTCTATTTTAGTGAATTGGCAGGCTATCTTCATGCCAAGTTAAGTAATTATATCAGTTCAATTGTTCTGGTTCCTAATGATGCAACAAGTTATTTTGGTAGTCTTTATGAAATTCGTTGCCAACCAAATGAAATTTTCTTAAGTGCTGCAACTGTTGATAATGTAGAAATAGTTCAAAGTGTATTGAGTGGCATTAACACTGCTGGCATAAATCTGTATCAGGGATATTAATAAATGGCAAAACGTAAAAGTGAAAACTTTTTACCACAAACTTTTAGAACACTTAGCAATCGTAGATTCTTAAATGCTACAATAGATCCACTGATTCAAGAACCAAGTCTTAAAAAGATGTTTGGTTATATTGGACAACAAGATCAAAGTCCTGTGTTCAATAAAGATGATTATTACATTAATGAAAACGATAGCTATAGCCAGTTTTACCAATTAGAACCAGGTGTCGTAATTAAGAAACGTCAGTATGGCACTAACACTTATAAAGTAGATAATGTTTATAATTATGTTGATTTGTTAAATCAAATTGCTGCTGACGGTGGTATTAATAATAATCATGATAGGTTATTCAGTAACCGTTATTATAGTTATAATGGTTTTATTGATCTTGATAAGCTAACAAACTATCGTCAGTATTATTGGGTACCAGGTGGTCCGCTCACTGTTGATGTTACGGCTGCTAATACACCAACACAGCAAAATTTTTATATACATCGTAACAGCTATGTTGCTAATAATCAAACTGAATTACAAAGTGCGGCACTTGGTGCCACTGGTTATAGTGTAGATGGTTATACTAATGTTATCAATCCAACACTTACACTAGTTCGTGGCGGCAGTTATACTTTTAATGTAAATCAAGATACAGAATTTTGGATTCAAACTGAAATTGGTGTTAATGGTTTAAGCAGTGTTCAAAACAATATATCAACACGTGATGTATTGGGTGTGACAAACAATGGAACAAAAAGCGGAACTGTAACATTTACAGTTCCATTAAGCACAGCGCAAGATTATCTTGTAAA